ATCATTTCTTGCCCACCTTTTTTTAAAGCTACGTTGCCTAAAACTCCAGCAACGCCCGCGCCACTAAATGCCGCTATAATACTAGTAATTGCAGACGGAGCTATTTGACCAACAGCAAGTGGAACTTGTTCTAAAAACCCACTAAAAGTAGGAGCAGTAAGAAACTCTTCAAGGGGGGCAAATTGATCAGTTGCTGCGCTAGCAGCTAATTCTTTCCTATCAGCGTCTAATAACGCGTCATTCATGGCTTTTTCATCGCCAATTAATGAATTTCCTAATGCTCTAAAGTAATCAACATTTGCGCCCATACCACGCATCCCGGCTTTTGCGCCTTGGGTAAAAGCATAAATAGGATCGTTAGTGGGTTTGCCAGTTGCTTGAACTGGCGCAGGATCTGCTAAATCGCCTTGTTGAAAAGAGCCCTTTTTAACATTTTTTCCCTGTTCATATAAATCACCTTGTCCAGTAACAAATGAAGCTATGGGGTCATTGGGCTTGGCCATTGTTAAGCGCCTGCTTTTTTGTCTTGCGCTTCTTGATTAAACTTCCCGCTGTCTGATACGTCCGGTAATATTCTAAGTAGTATATTATAAACTTCTGGGCTGAGGGTTTCTTGTAAATTAAATGCTGGAGTACTTTGGTCTGCTTCAATTCTGTATGTTCCGTCTGTTTGGATAGCCACAATCTTTTCTGCCCTAGTTTTTGAGTCTCTTATAACAGCTAGATTATCAAAGTTAAGTTTAAACAAGCTATCTTTATCACTAGATCTAAAAGCTAAATCCCCCCAAAACTCAAGAGAAAAAGGCCAATTAGTATCTTTAACCTCTGTATCAGCTGCACTTGAAATAAGCTCTTTTGCTTTAATAAAAGTTGGTTTGTCTACAGCTTGTAAAGCTCTAGCACCGTCAATTGGGGTGTTAGTCATAGTTCCAATATCTTCATACATATCTATCACCCCAAGTAAACTAGTAATAGCAACTTTGTAATCGCCTGCTACATTGCCGTCTTTGGCTTTTTTTCCAGTATTAGAAATAGAAAGTAAAGCAGTGTCTAAGTTTTTTCTTAATTCTGTTCTTTCCTTTTTTATTTCTTCTCGTCTAGCTTTACCAGCTTCAGATAAATTTTTTGCAATTGTTGCTCTTGTGTTTGCAATACTTTCTTGACGTGCAACGAGTCCTTTCTTAGTTTGTGATGGATCATCAGTTGCTAACAAATTAAATATTTCGTTCCTTTGCACTGTGGTGTCTGAGGGGGAGGCTTTGCCGGCTGGGGCCATATACATCGCCATAATAGTTGCATAGGCGTAAGGGTTTTTTATTCGTTTCTCTCTTACGGCCTTTTTAAAACTTTTAGCGTCAGTAACGCCTTCATCAGTTAATTTTTTCTGCGCTTCGGCAATCAACTCCGGTGTTAAAAGGTTATTCATTTTGCCACTATCTAACAGCTCCAAAGCTTCTTCTTTACTTGTAATATTAGATAAGTCTGGGTACTCAGGAAACTCTACAGTTGGTGCAGTTACACCTTTAGCATCCCCACTAACAAAATCTTCTAGATATTTTAAATCATACCCAGCATCACTTAGTTGTTGTTTAACTGCTGGTAAATACTCGGCAGCTAAATCAGCCATTTGTTTAGGGTCATTTTGTACTGTTTGCCAATCTTTACCCATTCTAGGCTTGCCCTCGTTTCCTTCTTTTGTTGCCCAGAAATTAAACAGGGCTGTTTTAGTAGGTTGGCCGCCCTTTGTAGGGTCAAAAGTTCCATCTATAACAGTTTGTATATTAGGTAAAAGTTTTTTAAAATCGCCAGTATTACTTAGTAAAGTAAGTTCCGTGTTTCTGTTAATTTTATCTAGGTTAACCTTTTTAAAGAACTCTTCTTTTTCTTTTTTAAATTCTATGCCAATTTGCCCTTGTCTTGGAGCAGCGTTTTGAGTTTGTGCGTTTAATATACTTTGTCGTTCTTCCCCAATCTTATTTTTCCATTGCTCTAAGAGCCCCCCAAGTACATCAGTTTGACTGCCAGTCCCAGCAATATTTTCGTCTGAGTCAGCTTGGTTATAAATCATGTCTAATTGGTCATCAACAGTGATATCACTCGAACCCATTCCTTGGCCTTGTAAAGTTTCTGCTTGTTGAGATACTAAATTACCGGCTCGTGCGCGGTTTGCATCAGACAAAACATTTAATTTGTTTGCCCTAAATTCCAGAAGACCACCAAATTCAGCAGGAGACAAAACAATGCCTTCATCATCACTTTCGTCAGCAGATCGGTTTCTTGTCAAAAAACTAAACATCCCATCTTCTCTTTTAGTTGGAATAATAATTCCTTTCTGCCCAGAAGCTAAAAATTCGTTACCTTTTTCTGTTGGGTCTCCATTTTCATCTTTCATGCTGGTAGGAACTTTTTTCTCAACGGTTATAGCAGACCCTAACTCACCCATTTTTTTCTTTCCATCTTTATCAGTATAAGCACCAAATAAAGAATCCCCATTAAAAATAGCGCCACGTTCGCCTTCTGGAATTTTTTGATAAGCCTCATAAAAGTTGTCAGTTAATTCATACCTTGCAGTATTTTCGTTTAATTTTACTACCCCAAAAGTTTCCATTAATGCTAAATTTTGGTTAGCTTGTTTAGTATTTAAGTCCATTTGTGCGCCTTCGTTAAGAATACGCTGGCCTTTGTTTTTAAGCTGTTGTTGCCCAAATTGAGCAAAACCTGCTAATCCTTGATTTACACCTTTTAATGCCATAATAAATACCTAAATTGCAAACGCCATAAGAGCGAGCGAGCCTATCTGTGCTCCCATGCCCATCATCTGTGAACTATGTGCGGCTTTTGCGTTTTTGTAAGCTGCTGCTTTTTGTGCAGAGTTTTGTGAAGCTGTTGCTAATCCTTGGTTAGCTGTACGGTTCACGCCTTGTCCAATATTAATTAAATCAGTAAGAGTTCTTTTGTTTAAGTCTCTTTGTGCAATCCTCGCTGTATTAAGACCGCCTGCTAACCCAAGTTGCCCCTGCCTTTGCAAGTTTGCTTCTTGTGCTTGTCTTTGTGCGATACTTAAGCCCGCTCCGCCGTAACGAGAAAGATTTCTCCGTTGTATTCCGGCTGCTATTTCATTCTGTTTTGCAATTTCCCCAGGCGCTCTATCAACCAAAGAAGTGTCATTTCTAGCTTCTATTAGTTGGTTTTCAAACCCTCTATAGTCTTTTAAATAGCTTTCAAAATCTCTTCTGCTTATGTCGGCATAGACTTTTTCTGGGTCATTTACAGCGGGTAAACTAGAAACTGAGTAATTTCTAGTTTGAGCCATATTGTTTTGATAGTCTTGTAAAGCCATTAACCTATTCCAAAGTAGTCTTTCATTTGCCCCATGCCATAGTCAAGTCTAGACTGGCCCTCTTTTATATCGCCGGGTTTAAAGAAGCTTCCGCCTCCGGCTTTATTTTTCATGCCTTGCAATGCAAAAGTTGTACCGAGTTGACCAATCGCATTCGCTCTCGCCATTCTAATTTGTTGTTTGGCTTTTGCGGCTTGCAAGTCTTTTGTATTTTGAATTCTAGAGGCTGCTGCTAACCCAGATTGAGCTTCTCCAGCTTGCCCCCTTGCGGCCCCAAGTACACCAACTTGTTCTTGTCTTTGCGCTCCTAAACCTACAGTGTTAGCTGCAATCATTTGTGAACCTGCAGCAGAAGCTAAATCAGCGGCTTCATCGACTGAACGACTACCTGATAAAGTAGGCCCGGCACCTGTAAGGGTTTGCATGGTGTCTGCACTTGCGACTCCACGAGACACACCAGTTAGATCTTCTTTCATAGATGTGTCACGCATTTCTCTAAGCAAAGGCGCATAGGTTTGATCAAAATAATCTTTTTCCGCTTTTGCTACAGAAGCTTGTGTTTTTTCTGCTTCGCTGGCTTGATAATTTTGTTTTTTTGGTTTACTACTCATACTTCTTTTTTATAAACATAACTTGTTAACTTAAATCCATTAGCAGTTGCAGTCTTTGCCCATCCTGGACGACTTGTGTGAAACTCAATGACCTTCACATTTTTTTCTAAAGCAAGCTTATCTAAAAAGGTAAACCCTACTTTATTATAATTATACTCTGGTTTTTGGTAGGTTGCCCAGACAAAAAGCGTTGGCTCGCCGCCAGGGTCTGCTATCATTGAGCAAATTATAAATCCAATGTATATGTCTTCTTTATAAAACATGTACAAAGTTGCATTGCTATTTCGTAATGCTAAGTATACATCTGCTGGAATCCAGTCAGAATAACTTTTCTTCCTTATAACATGTAGATCAGATTCGATTGTTTCATACGCATACCGAATCTCATCTACAGGTATTTCTTCAACAGAGACTCCATTAATAGTCAATCTCTGAACCATATCTCTTATATCGTTTACGAGGAGACATTCCTGCTCCTTTATATTTTACAACTCTGCGTACACCTAAGTCTCCGCCTCTAGCTTTTAACTCAGCCTGTACTATTTCTTGATTAAATAAATTTAAGTAATCGGATGCCGCTCTAGGGTCAGTCCAATCTTTTGCTGGTATTCTAAGTAATCTATACAAAGTCCCATAAACAATTCCATCTCTGTAACTGTTAGAAAAAGTTGTATCAATGTTGCTAGTTGTTCTGCTTGGCTTTAAAGCCACGCTTAAAAGTAAACCATTAGTAACAGAACTATTAGGAACTGGAATAACCCAAAAGGTACTTGGGTTTTTTTGCAAGTACACTTGTGGTAAAGATGTTTTATCTCGCCAGTCTGGATAATTTAACTCTAAACTTCTAGGGCTTATGGGGTCTAAATCATCACCGTCATAAGTCATCCACAAAATCTGATGAACATCAGTTCCACTTGGTTGATCAAACTCATATTCATATACACCGCTAATTGTTGTAATAGGGTCTAAATCATATACATAAGCTTTTGACCTTTCAGCAAACTCTATACAAGCAGATCTTAAAGTAGATTCTACTAAAGAATCAGGACAAGTAGGTACGTAGGGTAATATATCTTTTACTAAAGAACTAAATGATGCCATAAATTACCCACCTGTAGTTTGAATAGGGGGAAGTGTTGGGCTTTGTCCCGGCCTATCAAAGTTTGGATTAATAAGTGATTTAGCTGAAGCCCCAGCTGATACACTGTTTATAAAGAGTTGATAATGCTGTCCGGCTCTTTGTTGATTTCCAGCAAACTCAGAGTCTTTTAAATAACATCTATACAACACATAATCAACAAGCGCATTACCATAAATATCATCAATATAAATAGTACTACTTGTATCACTTAAATCAGTAGGACTTCTAGAAGTTATTAGTTCTACATACGCGTTTTCACCGTCTTTTACACCTGGGTATACATAAAACCTTCTTGGATCATCTGGATCAAACACATAATGTTTGATTACAGAACCATGGGCTGCATCTCCTGTAACAGTAGGGTCATGCCAATCGGGTTCTATGGAGTTTAAAACATCTACATCTACTAACCTAATTGCTCTTTTACCTGTTGCACTGCCACCAGTAGCACTCATATTGCGTACTACTTTTATTAAAGACAAAGCTACGTCTGGTATAGATTGTTCTGTACCAGTAGCTAATTGTACGTTTGAATGATCAGCGGCTGCGTCAGGTTTAAAGTTGACTACTTCTCTTTGTGCATCATTTATGTACCTAAGCAATTCAGCTTCAGTCCATCGAACGCCAGTTGTATCCTGCAGGCTGTCCTGTATTCTGGATATTAAGTTAGCGCCCGTTAATGTGCCCATTATTTTTTAGTTGTTTTCTTTACAGTTTTTTTAGCAGCCGGTTTTTTCTTAGCGGGTGCTTTACCATCTACATAGGCTTCGTTTATATCAGGTGTAGAGGGATCGTCAGGAATATAATGTCCTTTTTCATCTCTAGCCCTAATAGGTTCACTTGGCTTTTTGTCTTTAATTGAATGGGGTTTGTGTTCTGTACACCC